ATAACCCTCCAAAGCGACGGCAGGAAATTGGACTTTACGCAGAAATAATGTTGCAAACAGGCGGCGTTTGTCAATAGATAAGTGCAAAAATAAGAGAAAAAAATAATTTATAATAATGCAAGATGCTCTTGGAATACGTCCTCGGCGCAGCGATAGCCGAACATCGCGCGGGGATACGTGTTTAGCCACATTTCCGCCGCTGCTATTGTTTTATGTGTGACGCGAGTGAAGTCGGTTCCTTTGGGGAATGTTCGTCGTAAGAGGGCGTTTTGATTCTCGTTACTTCCTCGCTCCCAGGACGAATACGGATGGCAATAGTATATCTTCGTGCGCTGCCCGCCGTGTATGGAGCTTTCCAATCCGGCGCAGTCTGCAAATTCAACGCCGTTGTCTACCGTTATGGTTTTGAACAGAGCTTTGAAGAAGGATTTTCCGTATCGCCTTTCCAGCCGGTCTATGGCCTTGACTGTGCTGGAGGCGGTGCGGTCTTTCATTTTAAGGATTATTTCCTTGCGGGTAAGCCGTTCGGTGAGAACGAGCAGCACGGGCTTAGATTTTTTGCGGCCTACCACGGTATCCATTTCCCAATGCCCGAAGGTCTCACGCCGCTTTATCTCTGCTGGCCGCTGCTCTATGCTTTC